GGAGTGGCGGCAGACACTTCTTCAATATCTGCGAATGGAGGTACAATTGTTAGTCTTGGAGGACAAACTGGAGTATTGAGCACTACTGGCATTAGAATTGGTTCGGACGTCGGCACATCGAATACTTCAACATTTAACTCGTGGATGGGTGAAATTATACTCACCACAAATATTTCGTTTGCTGAAAGTCAGCTTGTGGAAGGGTATCTTGCGTGGAAGTGGGGTATCCAAACTCTCTTAGCCTCCAATCATCCATATATCAATCGGCCACCTCTAATCTAAGGAGTCTAAATGCTTCGGATTAGACAACCGTTACTTAATCTTAATCCACAAGTCGTAGTACTTAATCGTGTTGAATCAACTGCACAAGTATTCCTTCCTACTATTAACCTTGTTTCAGCTAACCTCGATACTTCAGATATCCTTGATAGAGGACTCAAACGCAAAAACGTCCTTACAAATCAGGAAGAAGAAAACATTGCCGCACAGCTATTAAAGGCTAGGCAAAAGACCAAGAAGCGTGAAGAAGAAGTTAAAAAGCTAGTTGATTGGAAAAAGTTAGTTTTTGATAAGATTAATGGCGTTACGACCGAGGAAGAGCTGGACGCCATAGAGATTCCAACGGAATCAGTAGAGGTCACGGCTGCTGTTTTAGCTGAAATTGAACGTCAAAAGGAGCTAAAGAGAGCGCAACTAGAAACCTTAAGGCAGGAAATTGAAGTTAAAGCTCTTGAGCTCAAAGCGACATTAGAACAGCATAAGGTAGCGATTAATGCTAGGCTAGAGGAACGACGTAAACAATTAGAAGAAGCCAAGAGTCTTCAACTAAAAGTTTTAGAAAGATATAATATAGCGCAACAAGCGGCTATGGAAGAAGAACGCAAGGCAGCTTATGAAGCTGAAATAGCTGAAAAAGCATACCTTGAGTTTAAGCAAAAAAGAGACAATCGGATTAAACGTCTAAAAGCATTGATGTGGCTGACTAAATTGGATTTATGAGCAAATATAAATTGTTCCAGTACTGTCATAAGCAAAAGAAGGTTGTTCCAGTTGAAGAGGTTTACAGAGAGCGCCAAGCTCGAGATCTTTTTATCCAGGACGAAATGGAGCCAACACGGAATCCTCTTAATCCAAAAGAGATTTATACAAGCAAAAGTAAGTTACGAGCAGCGTATCGCGCTGCAGGAGCAGTAGAGGTTGGTGATTCCTACGACCGTGGATATACCCCAGACAGGGAAACATCTCGGTCTAGTAGAGAAGCCGCTAACCACTTAAAACGTCAAATAATTGAAAGGATGAACAATGGAAGATAATGAGATTGAAGTAGCGGAAGTATCTCAAAGTACGCAACTTGTACCAGATCGTGTAGAACCAGAACATCGAAGCATTCGAAGCGCTCTTGAACAACAACTTAACAACCTTGGTGGCGTAGAAGAAGAGACCGCCTCTCCTGCTGAGACCACCGAACCTACTCAGGAAGAAAACGTAACCACTGCTCAGCCAGCCGAGCCAGTAACGCCGCTTCTTCCTCCTGCTGACATGAACCGCTATGAAAAAGAGGCGTACCTAAACCCTACCCCCCATAACGCTCATATTCTGCAGCAGTACCTTAACCGTAGAGCTTACGAAACCCGTTCGGACTATCAGCGTAAAATGCAGGAGTTTGAGATACTCAAGAACCAAACCGAAAGCTTAAATAGCGTTATTAAGGAGCACGAGGAGTTCTACGCTCGCGATGGCAAATCCCTTACCGACGTAGCGCGAAGGTCTATTACCTGGGACCGAGCTATGCGGGAAGACCCCGTAAATACGGCTGTTGAATGGCTGAGCTCCTATGGGGTAAATATTAACGACCTGGTTAACTACGGCCAGCATCAGCCAGAGCAGCAAGCTCCAGCCGAATATCTGACCCGCCAGGATGCTGAGCGCATTGCTGAGGAGAAGTTCCAAGCCGTTCAGAACGAGCAGCAACAAAAAGCCGTTGAGTATTACAATCAACGTGCGGTAGAATCCTTTAAGAGCAACAAGCCTGTCTTCAGGGATCCTGAGACCGCCTCGCAGTTAGAGGCAGATATGACCCCTGTAGTCGTTGCTTTGACGTCAACTGGCAGATACAGCTCTCCCGAAGAGATCCTGGAAACGGCCTATAATTACGTTATAAATGGCAATCCGACTTACTCCACCATTGCTCGGACAATGAGTGCTAAGACGGGGATAAAAGAACAACAGGCAGCGGTAGCGAAAGCTAAAACTGCATCGCGCTCTATATCTGGCTCCCCTGGTAGCGGGACTCCCACGATACAAGCTAAAAACTTGCGGGATAACCTACTACGTCGACTCAACGAATAGAGATTGCGCCAGTGGGTTATCCTTAGACTAAACATAAAGGATAATTCACAATGCCTAATTTAGAAGAAGCAGTGGTAGCAACCCTGTTTGATCAAAGCGATGCTATCGCCGATCAAATCTTGCATCACAACCCCCTTCTTGCATCCCTCGATGAGCAAGGAAAGATCCGACGCTTTTCCGGTGGATACGAGATTCGTAAGCCAGTTCTTTACAACGATGCTGCAGTTGGAGGTTTCTACTCCGGTTACAGCGCGTTTAACCTGGATGCTATTGACGATTTCACTGCATTCCGTTTTGCGATCAAGCAGGTTTATGAACCTGTAGCAATCGACGGACGTAATCGCCGTGCAAACACTGGCCAAGCTCAGCTCATCGACATCGTTGAGCAAAAGATGGAAGCGGCTATTAGCCGTCTTAAGAACACCGTGTCTACCTCCCTTCGTGGAGATGGAACTGGTTCTTCTGGTCTTGAGTTCGACGGTATTAAGAAGGCGGTTTCGACCTCTCCTTCGGCTGGTACCTATGGAAGCATCGACCGCGGCAGCAACTCGTGGGCACGAAATCTCGCTATTAACGTCACTCTCTCTGCATCAAACGTGCAAGAGCAGATCACTGACGCTATCAGCCAGATCACTCGTGGTAACGAGCAGCCAGACCTTGGTCTGATGGATCGTACAGCTTGGAAGTTCCTCCACAGCTCGCTCACTGCTATTCAGCGTATTCAGCTTCCTGCGAAGAAGGCTGTGGCTGGATTCCGTGTGCTTAGCTACGACGGATGCGATTTCGTATTCGACGGTGGATTCGGTTCTTCAGTGCTTGAGTCTAACTCATGCCGACTTCTCAATACTAAGTATTGGACATTCGACATGGTTCGTGGCGCTGATTTCAAACCACTTGCTCCAGAGATGGCTCGTCCTGTTGACCAGGATGCTGCTTTCACTGTGATCATCGTGGAAGGAAATCTCTGCTGCGCTGCTCCTGCACTTCAGGCTGTTATTTACGCTTAAAGAATAGGAGAAACAGAATATGTCACAGAGTGGATCATTTGGAGTAAATTACAAGACCACCTTTACAACCACAAACACCCTTGCTCTTCCAGCTAAACTTCGTGCCGTTGGAAGCTCTACAGAAGGTGAGTTTGTGTTTGTTCAGGCTGACGGTGCTATCGACCAGTACGCGTGGGTAAAGATTGAGCAAGACGGCCAAGCTGCCATGCTCACCACTACGAACGCTGGCTCGCAGGGACTTCTTGTTGGCGTAGCTCAAGTAGCTTTCGCTGACAATGAGTACGGTTGGGTATGGGTTGGTGGACTTAACGGCGGTGGAGTTGGTTCAGGAATCCGAGGCAAAGTGGCCGCAGGCTATGTTGCTAAGGCTAACCTTAATACAACTTCAACTGCTGGCGTAGCTGATGATACTTCAACAACTAAGATTGCTTACGTTGTTGGATTGGCATCTACTACACCGGCTGCTGCTGTAGAGCTTGGCTCTTTAGCTCACACCAAGGTGAACTAAGAATTAAGGGGGGTGTAACAACCCCCCTTTTTAGGAGGATTTATGGCCAGTTCAGTAACCCTTATGGGTCTTGGAATGCCTGGAGAGCTCGCAGCAGCAGTAACGGATGGCGTGAATACGTCAGTAGTTAATGCTACCGCCGCTGGAGTTCGCACTAAGCAAGCTATCAATAACGTAAACGACACTACCCCTACTGCTGCAGAGCTTACGACTTCGTTCGGAACTCCTGCTTCTGTAGGAAGTGGATTTGTTGGCGTTGTCAAAGATGCAGACGCTGATACTAACTGCTTTGTAGTGGTATCAAACGGAACTTCATACTTTTACTTGAAGTTCACCAAGGCTTCGTAAGCTAACGGGGGGAGCAATCCCCCCACATTTTTAAGGTGATTTATGCCAGATTTTACCCCTTCTAATCCTGGAGCACTCTTTCCAGCTCTTAAATTAACAGCAGTAACCCCATCCAATACAACAGTACTTACTGGCGTTAGAGCGTTGTGGGTTGGTGGCGCTGGAAGCGTAAGCGTAATAGCGTGCAATGACACTTCGGCAGTTTCTTTGACTGTTCCTGCGGGAACGCTGCTTCCTATCTTTGCCAAGCAAGTAATGGCAGCAACTACTGCAACAAACATTGTAGCGTTCTATTAAGTTATGTTTATAGGAGTAGGTGTAGGAGTATCTGTTCAATCGCTGGTTTCACCGAAGCCAGTAGGAGGCAGTCCTCCTATCAATACAGTAGCTCCAGAAGCAAGTGGTACTTTTACTGCTGATAGTACTGTAAGTTGCACTACTGGCACATGGTCTAGTGATGCTGGCAGTATTACTTATGCCTACCAATGGGAAAAGAACGGCTCTCCAATATCAGGAGCAACGAGTTCTGCGTATGTTCTTACACCATCTGATGTACTTGCTATCGATTTTATATGTGTTGTTACAGCAACAAATGACGCAGGAAGTGCATCTGCCGATTCTAATAATATAGCAGTAGAGCCGCCATAGTTCTTAAATAGTATGTTTAGTCAAAATTTATCAATCATGCTATTAAATATACAGGTAATATTGCCTATTTAATGGAGAACCTATGGCACAAGTTGATTGGCAGTCCATCATGAATGGCACTTCCCAAGCAAAAAAGCGCTACCACGGAGCCAATGTAAATTTCTTTAATGCCTATAACCTCAATCGTCAGAAGACACTTGAGGCGGGAAGAGAGATTTACGACGAAACCCCGTCGATCTCTATTCAATTCCCAGGACATGACGTCACCGTCCGAAAAATTGAACAGCAGGATATTGTTGAATACCCAGAAAAGTACGCTGCTTTTATGGCTGGCAACGAGCCAGTAGAAAGCGGAACCCCTCTTTCAACCTGGACCCTTATGAACGGTTCAGCAATGAAAGAGCTCGCATACCTTGGGTTTAAGACAGTTGAGCAACTGGCAGATGCCGACGACGAGACAAAGCGAAAGCTTGGTCCTCTTGGCAAATTCTGCAAGCTCGCTAAAGAGTGGATTGATTCCGCTGGCGGGACTCAGACTCAGCTCGTGGCTCTTCAAGCGCAATTGGAGAAAGAAAGAGAAAGTCGCAAGAAGCTCGAGGAGCAACTTGAACTTCTCATTCAGCGCGTTGAAGCAAGCGAGGGAACTGACTTACGACCAATGCGAAAGGAGGTGATCCAAGAATCTCCAGAGCTAGTAGAACCTACTAGTTCTGAGCCACTCTCTGACCTAGCAAAAGAGTTAATTGAACGGCGTAGGGGACGACCAAGGAAGGTATGAGTTTAGCAACGATTGTTTCAAACGTAGCTGCTGAGTGTGGTTACACCGTAGAATCGGCTGTAATTGGCTCGACAGAAGTTACCACGAAACAGTTGTTGGCTATTACCCAACGCATTAATCGTGATATTTTTGAGGCGTATCCTTGGTCTAAGTGCTACGCCTCAAGCACTATCACACTGGCTTCTGGCCAAGCTACTTATCAGCTTCCAGCAGCCTTTAGTTACTATCAGTACGAGACTTTTTGGAATCAGTCGACTCGGTGGAAAGTGCTTGGTCCTATGACCCAGCAGGAGTACGCCGAGGCGATTGGCTTCGGTCTTACTACTACAATTTATCAGCGATTTCAGATCCGTGGAGTCAGCAATAACGAGTTGCTGATCTATCCAACACCTGGAGCGACCAATGCCGGAAACGTTCTTGTATTCCAATACATCGCAGATAGGAGCGTTAGACCCAAAGATTGGACCGCTTCTGCTTCTTTCCCTGCTGCTTCTTATTGTTTTTATAATGGGAATTATTACCAAACTACGGCTGGGGGTACTACCGGAGCTACTGCTCCAACTCATACTAGCGGCGCTGTTTCAGACGGTGGCGTTACTTGGACCTATTATAGTGGTCCTTACAACGATTTCCTTGCTGACACTGACATGAGCTTATTTAACGAAAAGCTTGTTGAGCAGGGAGTAATTGAGCGTTTTGCAGAGATTCATGGACTCGAAACTATCAGGCCAAAATTTGATATTCAGCTTCATGAGGAGTTTAGTCGCTCTAACGTAGGTAAGGTAATTTATGCTGGAAATACCAGTCGCGGTGATATGTACGCTCGCGCTGGTGTGGCTGTATTCGGGACATTTATATGATTCAAGGCGCTCCACCTGATGCACAGAGAGATCCTCAAGGCTATTATTACTGGCTTGTCAGTAATGGGTTTCCACATAACGTTGCTTATGACGAAATGGTTAAGGAGTTTGGTCCTCCCAAAACCAAAGAAGAGCAAGCAAAAGAAGCTGCCAAGAAACAGCAGCAAGCAGAACTAGCGCAAGTAGGAGGCGTGGTTGGAGGAACGGCTCTTACGGGTTGGGTTATGGATGGCATGAAGATGCCTGGATTCTTAAAACCAACTCCTAAGCCAACTCCTACGCCTACTGCACCTACAGCCAACGCTCCAATGCCAAGTGCTCCAACCCCTGGGTCTGTTGGCACCGGCGCAGGTTCGTTCTCTAAGAACTTCACTCCAATAGATCCTGGAAAATTACCCGCTGGACAGTCTGTACCAGAGGGTATGACGCCTATTCGCAGTAACGTTGACGGTAGCGTACAAGTAGTCCCGACAGATAGTCTTGCTGATGAAGGCTTTATGAACTCGGTTAACTGGGACGCTGCGGGAACTGGAGCATTGGCAGTTCTCTCTGCGTATAACGCCTATAAATCGTATCAATCTGGCGATAAGGTTGGCGCAGGATTATCTGGCGCATCCGCAGTGAGCTTAGGAGCAAACGCTCTTGGTCAGGCGGGAGTTAATTTTGGAGGACAGCAAACACTCGGCGCGGCGGCTCCTTACCTTGGTGCTGCTGCTGGAGCTTATCAAGGCTATCAAACTGCCAAGATGATTGGTGACACTGCTGCTGGCTCACAACGGACACGAAACGCTGCTCTTGGTGGCGCTTCTTCTGGAGCTATGATTGGAGGTGCGGTTGGTGGTCCTATTGGACTTGCAATTGGTGCGGCAGTTGGTGGACTTGCTGGAGCGGTAGGTTCCTGGACTGGCAGCAAAAAAGGCAAAGCACAATTCATGCGCGATAACATTCGCGGCGTGCTTCAACAGGGTGGAGTTCTCGATGACAAATATCAAGGTACTCTTGCCGACGGCACCAAGTATGACTTTGGTAAAGATGGCTCGACCCTTAAGTGGAAAGAGATCGACAAGATTTCAGCCGAGAAGCCAAAGGCATGGGGTGGCGCTGTTCCTCTTGCCGACGCGCTCGCGGCTTCATACGGCTTTGTAGGACAGAAGGCATCAGACATTGCTGCATGGTACGCGAAGGGTGCTGTAAGTAATGCTGGCGACGATGCGGGTGTTGCGCAGAAGAATATGCAGCACTTTGCTAAGCAGCAAGGTATTAGCTACGACATGATCAAGACTAAGCTTGACGAGGCGATGAAGGACAATCGAATCAGCCAAAGTCAGTACGATTACTACCTTGGTGGAGCTCGACAGCTAACAAGCTATAGTGGCAAGCCTTCAATGGGACCACAGGTAAATCCAGCTCCTCGTCCAGGGTCTACAGCGCCAGCGCCAGAAGCTGTCCCGCAAGAAAAAAAGAAACTATCAGTTGGTGATGTGCTTAGAAGGAATGTTAAAAAATAAGGAACACTATGGCTAAACCATCAAAACTTGCTGGCGCTCTCGCAAAGGATCCAAAGCTAAATAGAGTATCTCCTGGCGTGTATCGAAACGCTCAGGGTGGTCTTGTTAACTCTCGCGGTGGAGCTCTCCCTGGACAGCGACCACAGCAGCCACAGAGACCTCCTCAGCAGGTGCCAGGACGATTTCAACCTGCCAATCCATCGCAATATCCAGGCGGCCAACAGCAGCCAGCAACCAGGCCACCTGCTCCAAATGCAGGACAGGACGCTGGGAACGTTCCGTTCAATTATCCTCCTCAAGAATACTACTCTGCCGTAACGCCAAACAATCGACCTCAAAACCCCATGCAATTATCTCCAAACGACATGAGAAACATTGGGACAGATCGTATAGGTAACCAAGTGTGGAACGGTCCTGGAAACGGTCCAGGATCTCCAAATGATGTAAATCCTAACTACAATCCAAATCAGCAGATGCCTCCAATGAATGATCTGATGTACAGGTATCCGCAAGGTCAAGCGCCAGATTTTGGAGCAATGTTCCGTTATTTTGAGCAGCAAAGACAGCAGCCGAATACGGTGTCTGGAATTCTGCAGCAGGGTGGACAGCAGCCACAAAATGAACAGCAACCTCAACAGCCACAGCAGCCAATAAACCCGTACATTAAACAGTACTAGGAATAGAAGATGCCGTTCCAGGGAATATCAATGCCAGGTCCGACGTTAGGCTTGGACCTTACAAGTCCAGTCGATAACATGGATCCGTCCTATGCACTGGAATTGATAAACGTATTCCCTGGTAACGGCGTGTCTTCAGTCCGACAAGGGTACTTTAAACTCGCGAAACCAACGTCTAGTACCATAAAATTTATGGCAGAACTGCCTAAATCGGATGGTACAAAACTGCTTATAACCGCTACTGATACTACGCTTCACTCGACTACTACTGCCGGTGTAAGCACAAACATTACAAAAGCATCTGCGCATACCAGTGGAGAGTTCACATCGGTTATTTTTAACAATAAAATATACCTATGCAACAATGCTGGCACCGCTACAGACCAAGCGCAATATTGGGACGGTGCTGCAGCACAAGCTTCCAACTTGGCATTTACTGGCGTTTCCCTACAAAACCTTTGTAGCGTCTCAAGTTATCGCGAAAGGCTTTATTTCGTTGAACGAAACTCCATGAATTTTTGGTATGGAGGGTTGAAGGCTACTGGAGTTGGAGCTTCTGCGCTTACTTCTTACGACACTTCATACACATTTAAGCATGGTGGGTTTCTCATTCATGCAGGAAGCTATACTAATCAGACTGCAGCCACATCTCAAAACCTCTTCTTTGCGTGCACTTCTGAAGGAGAGCTCGCATTTTGGCAGGGTACCGATCCTGGAAATCTTAGCGGTACCGACCCATGGACGCTAGTAGCTCGATACAAGATTGGCAAACCTCTTGGGTATCGCGCTTTTGTGCGCGTTGGTGCTGATATTTGGGTTATTACACAGCAAGGCATAGTGCCAATTTCAGCTCTTTTTCAAGCCGATCCTGAAACCGCTTTGAAAGCGATAAGCGACAAGATAAACCCGCTTATAGCATCTGCTGCAAAGCTGGTGCCGTTTAGCTACCTATGGGGTGGGTTTACTTGGTCGATAGGTCGACGTGTATATATCAGCACCCCAATTAGCGCTAGTACGTCCTGGTTCCTTGTTTACAGTATGGATTCAAAAGGATGGACTGTATTTCAGTTAAAGAGCACTACCGATAGCTTATCAAGCTGCTTATTTAATGACCTCCCATACTATGGTTCTAACAATGGAACGATATGGAAAGGCGAGACAGGCTATTCCGATCAAGCAGAGACTGGAGTTGCAGGTAGTGCCATTTCCTTTAATATCCGCACCCCGTTCTCCTTTTATGGCTCTCGCGGCAATTATAAGGTCTTTCGAGACATTCGACCAATTGTGCAAACGCAGCCTGGGTACTCCTTCAATCTTGGACTAGATTTAGACTTCAAAAAAAATGCTATAATCCCCGCAGTAACTTCCACTGCAGGAGATTCTACAGATTGGGGAGATCCGTGGGGGTCACCCTGGGCGTCTTCGACAGAATATGTGTTTGATAGATACGCAACAAGAGGTCAAGGCTATTGCGCGTCTATTAGGTTTAGCGGAGCGCTTAATAACGTATCTCTAAACATATTTAGTTTCGATGTAAGATATGAAATTGGTGGACAAGTATAGATATGGCTAAACCAAAAACACAATCTTCTAAACCTGGCGCAATGGGAGCTGACCCTAAGAAGTCGACCAAGATGCCTGAGACCTCTAAGCGCGGCAATTGGAAATTTAATGGCCAGTGGGTTAACAAGGATGGTTACCGCGTAGACAATTACGGTAAGGTACTTCCTAATCAAAACAAGCCGTTTGTACCTGCAAAGAACAATCCTTTTGCACCTAAGCAGACAGCGCCACAAACTCCTACTGCTCCTCCTGCTCCGCCTACTGATCCATATACTGGACAGCCAGGCAGTCCGTGGGACCAAGCTTCTGAGGAAGACCGTAACGCGTGGTTAAATCGCGATATGGGAGAGGTAATGCGGCAGACTATGGGTAATGCGCAAGCGTTTGACCCTGGCTCTTTCCAGCAGCAAATGGACTCAGCACGTCAAAACGTTATGAAGCAGTTTGAAGTTCAGAATGCCGACGCGTTTAAGCAGCAGGAGGCCGCATTCTATCAACGCGCAGCAGAGCAAGGAATGGATCCAAACAATCCTGGGTACGCCGCTCTCTACAAGCAGGAAGTAACTGATAGACAAGATCGTGCTAGGCAAGGTGCGATGCTTGCAGCGGAGGAGGCAGCGCAGGGAGTGCAGAAACAAGGATACGAACAGGGTTATCAAACCTTCCTCGCTCCTGGCACTCAGTTTGGACAGTTTGCTCCTGTGTGGAGTGATATGTACAGGACTGGTCAGCAGGGAGCTCTGACTCGCGAAGAGCTTGCTAATAGATCGGCTATTGCAGAAGCAGATCGTAAAAACGCTTACAGAATAGCGCAATTGCAAGCTAGACGCGGTGGCGGTGGAGGACAGCAAGGTCCGACAATGTTTGACCGATGGAGAGCTGAAAACATCGGATCTGGATACAACCAGCCTAACGTAACAAGTCCTCAAAATGCCGCAATAATTGGCGGTGCTTCAGGTGGTGGAGGTGCAGTTGTAGACAGGCTTAAGGGACCAAATAGACAAGGATAAAACTAATGGCACCTTCCGATACTTTAACTTCAGGATTAAGTGGTCTTCAGTTCTCTGGGTTAGATAACCCATACGGACTTGGAGCAACTACACTTGCGGCATCTCTTCCAAAGCTTATCAATCCTGTTGGGAATGTTGGAACTAACCTTGGCATTGCACTTGGTGGAACACTCCTTACTGCGCTTATGGGATATCAAGCGCAAAAGACAGCGGCAGACCTCACATCCCGTGCTACGCAGGTTGGCATGGATATTTTTGCAGCTCCTAACATAGAGCAACGCAAGGCTATCGCAGATGCTGCAGACGAAGGCTTCTACGGTCCTGAAGTTAAGAGCAAAGCGCTTAATCTTGTTAACGCTCTTGCTGGTCAGGAACAAGCTACAAAGCTTGCTGGAGAGCTCGAGTACACCAAGAAGCTTAAGGAGCTTGAGGCGCTTACTTCAGCACCTGGCGAAGAGTACATGGGAATGCAAACTGATAGGCTTCTTGCTGGTATTCAAGAAAGAAATCAAGGCGCTCAAGAGCTTGAAAATTTGCGAGCTAAAGGACGTCAAGATCTTGCTCTTTTGAAAGGTGAGATTAAAGGCAAGCTTGGTTGGTTAAACAATGAGCAAAAGCTTGCGTATAAGCAAGCTGAAAATGCTATTGAAAATGAAGAGCTTAAGACAGGAACTGATGCGACATTAAAGCGTCAGCAGTTGCTCGCCAATACTTTAGCTGAAATTAAAAAGAATGAGGAAACCTATAAACAGGAAAACGACTTACAGCAGATTGCGTTTAAAGACAGTCTTGTCAAATCAAATGTCACAATTCCTGATAACCATGTCAAAGAGATTTCAGTTGCTCAAGACCTTGCTCGTCGAGGGTATGACATTGCTAAAGAAATTAAGGACAAGACTCTTAGCTCTCAACTTCTTGGAGAGAAGTTCTCTGCTGCAGACGATAATTCCTTAATGGAAAAAATATCTTTGCTTCAATCTGACTTTAATAGGCTTCAATCTGGACTGGTAGTTAATCAATCTGAGTATGAGCGTTTGTATAAGATCATTCATGGTGACTGGACTGCTGGTATGGAGTCTAAGGTTGATAACCTTCTTAACTTTGGAGATACGCTTACCCTTGGAACAATGACTCGTCTCAACACTTATGGCCAGACGACAGCCGATCTCTACAATCGACTTTCTCAAGGCTATCAGTCGAAGAGCATTCCTTTGCTTCCAGCTAGCATGACAGCTAAGCCAAAGCCTACTATTCCGTCTCCTGCTAGCGCTTCAATGCCAAGCGGCGCTATGGAAATAAAGGCTGCTACAGACAACGTAACAGCCGATATGACTCTGGATGAAGTGATTGCTGCAGAACAAGCGCTCATTACCAAGTTCAATAGTGGCGAAATTGACCAGGCATCTGCTAAGCAACAGGCAGCGATACTTAAGTCAGCGCGGCAACGATTAACAGGACAGTAAAATGGCAGATAGGGTATCATCCATAGACGACTTACTGGCATTGCCGGACATGACTCCGGCTCCTGTCGCTACGCCTATGGCGATGCCAACGCCAACTCCTACGCCGATGATGACTCCCGTTGCTATGGCAACACCAGCAGCGGTTTCTACCCCGACTGGTTATATGTCTGCCATCGGTCGGGGAATAGGCGGTGGTATTCAGCAAGCTGCTCAAGGATATTCAGGCCTTGCAGATATTCTTACTAACCCAATGACGTATGCTTCTCGCGTTGGAACATACGTTTCACAGAATCCACTAGAAGCAGCTTTATCGACAGCTCGTGCTGTACCGCGTATGGCGGTTACTGGTCTTACTGCTGCAGGTGGTGGCATAGGATTAGGAGCTTTAGGAGCTGCTGGAGGAACTGCTGTTGGTGGTCCAGTAGGTGGCTTAGTTGGCGGTATTGGTGGTGGTATAGCTGGAGTAGGTGCTGGTTATTCCGCTGGCGATATGGCCTACAGCAAATTTGAGAACTCTCTAGTCAAGGGAGTTAATTCTCTTCGCGAAGCGCTTGGCTATAAACCATACGAGCTTCCTAATCCTGAATTGACAGGCTATCAGGAGCTCGAGCAATTCACCAAGGGTGCTACTGGCGGAATGATCGAAGAGGTTCCTTCGCGACTTGTAGCTGGTCTTCCAAGCGCAATCAAAGTCGTCGCTGGTAAAGTAGGCAAGACTGCTGCAGAGATTAAATCAGAAGCGCTTCCTATTGCCAGTCCAAAACGCCGCGCTGAACAAAAAGGTCTTGTTGCAGATGTATTTGATCAGGCTGGCGTTTCCAAAGAAATGCTTGACCAGGTTATTGAGCGTAAAAAGAATCCGCTTACGGCTTATGATGCTAACAAGAGCACTTCCGAGCTGCTTGATGACCTTGGATATAAAGACCAGGCAGAAAAGCTTGCGGTAATCGAAGCGTTTGCAGCGGAATCTCCTGCTGGTCAGCTTCCAGCGCTTAAGCGAGCACAAATTCAAGGAGCTAACGCTGAGTCTCAGATCGCATCTCTTATGGAGTCGCCAGACCCAGATAAAAGAGCTCTTGGACAGAAGCTTGAGGCAGAATTTACGGCCAGCAAGGAAGTTGCCAAGAAAGATTATGAAGACCTCTACACTAAACTCTACGAAACGAGCGATAAGACAAAGCTCACTGCTACGCAGCTTCCAGATCAACTGCGCACGGCAGCGTCTAAGTATCTTCCAGAAGGTTATGCTTCTGATAAAAATGTCATCGACAAGGTTGTTAATGTTCTTGAGAAGAAGAAATCCTACGACATAAGAGACCTTGTAGGTGCAAGCAGTCGCCTTAAGGAAGAAGCTCGGGATCTCTATGCCAAAAAGACCAGCGTCGATTCGCGGCTTGCTGCTGCTGCAGAGGATGCATCGAAGGTTGTTGATGCGCTAATAGAAAGCGACCCACGCTTTGGACAGCACTTTGCCAAGGCTAATCAAGCTCGTGCAGACTTTGCCAATAAGTATCAAAAGGGTCGCGTTGCTCAGGTTGGCCGCGAGTTTGATATGTCTCCTGAAAACATTGCTGCTGAGCTGAGTCAGAACACTGACCAATGGGTTCAGGGAATGAAAGTTTTTGGAGATGCTCCAGAAGCAACTCGTGCTCTCATTACCCAAAAGCTTGATGGCTTTACTAAGCTTGGAAGTATAGACGAAAAGATTAAGTGGCTTGATTCTAATATAGACCTGTTTAAGAGCACAGACCAGGTTGGTGCTGTGCGACAAGCTCGCGAAGGGTTGATGGCTGCTAAGAAATACATGGAGCAGCAGAAGCGACTTAAGAATGTTGGAGAGTCGCTTAGCCTTGAGGGTATTGGAATTGGGGACTTGCAACGTACTGCCATTACTTCTGCTGCCGCTAATTTACCAGAGAGCGGTAAGGCTGCGTTGCAATCGCTTAGACAGGTAACGAGAGACAAGGGTCGTCAAGCTGCGGCTGGAATGAATCGACTAATTTCTGGCTTGAGCTCTCCATTCATGAGCATGGTTGGTGCAGGATTAGCGCGAACCACTCTTGGCAGAAGCGTTGCAAACGTAGAAGCCTCTATTGGCCAAATTAACAAAACTCTTGTAAGCGCATTAAACGACCCAGAGAAAGCTCGTCGCCTTATGGAGTTTGCTGGCAAGCGCGGTGAAGCTCTTGCTGCTGGCAAGCAAAAGTATGGCGGTATGGCTGCTCGCGGTAAAGAGGGGATGGCAAAAGCTCTCGGCGCTAAAGGAACTACTGCAGCGGCTCGTGCGGGTGTTGTGCAGCCACTTCTTGGAGCATTAAGTGGTACTCAACAGCAAAAGACAAGCGACCAGTTTGGACGAAACGTAAGCGGAATCGCTCCTGCTGCTGCACCTACTCCGACACCTGCACCTACTAAGAAGATTCAAAGCATTGACGATTTGCTTGCTGAAGAAGCTCCTTCCCCAACAAAAGAACCTGGTGCGCTTGAAAAAATAGCCAGCGCTCTTAATCCTATCAGCGATGCAGAGGCCGCAACGCGTAAGCCAAGTAAAATGCCTGTGCTTAAAACAATTGCGCAGAAGCAAGCATACTTAAAACAAAAAGCCGCTAACTTTGACATAAAGAAAGAGATCAAGTTTTACAGCAAGATGGTGCAAGCCGTCGCGCAAGTAGAGAGTGGCACGGACCATGGGAAGGTAAGCGAGGCTGGAGCTCTTGGCGCAATGCAGATTATGCCAGAGACTGCAAAAGCTTTGGGTATTGACCCATACGATCCGCGACAGAATCTTGATGGTGGTGAGAAGTATTTAGATTACTTGTACAAGCGCTTTGGTAAAGCACCTTTAGCTTTTGCTGCGTACAATATGGGTGAAGGTAAGCTGAGTCGGATGATTAAACAGGCTGGTTCTACCAATTGGAGCACCATCATTAAAAAGGTTGGCATAAAGAGCAAGAGAAACCCTGGTGGCGTTCCTGAAGAGACGCTTGCGTATGTGCCAAAAGTAATGAAGAACTATTTAGGATAAGGAGATAAGTCATGCCGTGGAGTGCTGGAGTATATACTAGGTGGAATGCAGCTAACGTACCTCCTTATTGGGTCGGTGACGCGTCAATAGGCGTTAAGATTGAGGCCACGCGACATGATACGCAGGACCAGGATTTTCAAGATGGCATTAACGCTTGTCTTAATAAAGATGGTAGCAATCCCGCTACTGGAAATTTAAATCTTGGTAGCAATAAGATAACTAACTTAGCCAACGGAACTGTTTCTGCCGATGCTGCTACCTTTGGTCAGTTGCAAGCAATTGTACCTAGCGGTGCAATAACAGCATACGGTGCTGGAAGCGCTCCAACCGGCTGGTTGTTGTGTGATGGTACTGCTATCAATCGTACTACTTACGCAACATTATTTGGCATTATTGGAACAACTTATGGAGTTGGAGATGGTTCCACTACTTTCAATATCCCTAATCTTCAACAGAGGTTCCCATTAGGTAAGGCTGCTGCAGGAACTGGTTCTACTCTTGGAGGAACTGGTGGAGCGATAGACCATACGCATACAAGCGCGGCGCATACTCATACAGTTGCATCTCACGTTCACGGCATGGCAAGCCATACGCATACAGCCGCACATAGCCATACACTTAGCAGCGCTGGTTATGCGCAGATGCAAGTAGAGAATACAGACATATTCTGGCGGCGACTTACTGGACTTACATCTTGGAATGCTACAGTAACAAAACCAATAGCTGGAACAGTAACTGGAAATACTACAGCACAAACACATGGTATTTCTCTTGCTGGTAGTACAGATAGTGCAACGCCAACAACATCAGGTCCAAGCGCAGCAAATACAGATGGAACTGCATTGACTACCGATTCAACAACTCCTGGAGCTACTGGCGCTAACAATCCACCGTTCCTCGTTGTTAATTACATCATTAAGACATAGCCATGAAGCTTAAGTTAGTACGAGTTTCTGAGCATAACGACGCAACCCTTGGGGTTCTTTGCCTAGAAGGTCGTCCAATGTTTGTTACACTTGAAGATAAGTGGCGCAACAACGAGAGGATGGTGAGTTGTATTCCGACTGGCGTTTATCGCTGCGTTGCGCATACGTCACCAAAATTTGGAAAGTGCTTTAAGGTTTTAAATGTACCAAACCGCGATGAGATCCTTATTCATGCTGGCAACACGCATAAGGATACGCACGGTTGTATATTACTTGGGTTGATGTACGGAACTATAGGAACCGCAACGGCAATACTATCTAGTAAAGCTGCGGTTGATAACTTTATGACTGCTATGCTTGGCATCAAGGAGTGCGAGCTAACAATACTTGGGAATTGTTATGACGAAAGACCTTCTTGAAATTAGGTATTGGTTAGATATTCTTATCAAGGCAATCATTGGCATAGTAGTTGGCATTGTGGGTTTTGATTACCGCGCGATGAAAGAAACGCTTTCAGAGCTGGAGAGAACTAAATACAATCTTCAGATGCAGGTACAGGCAGTAGAGATCCATTTGCGCACATTTGAATCGAGTTTAGATAAGATAGACAAGAAGCTAGACAAGGTTTTGGATAAGTAGCCATGCTACGATTATGCGCTATAATTCTATTAACGCTCTTCCCCTCGAGCGTTGTCGCAGCGCCAAATAGTCTTCTTGGTATGTGCCATAAGAAGTGGAACTGCGAGCGCACCGAAGCTCTTTTTAAAAGCACTATAACTACTGGCTGGCTTGAGAACACATTTGGCACGGAATGTGCTTGTGCCGATAAGCTTCTTCAAAGCTCTAAACCTAAAGTCATTCGCGTTCATCTCGTCAATTCTGTTTGTATGCGTAACCGTCGGTGTGGCCGCTACGAGCTTCTTTACGGCGAGACCAAAGCGTCTGCATCCCGAAAGATAAATCGTGGAGATGCGCGCATTCTAGGAGGGTTTAACGCAATCCTAGAGCGAACCGCAAAGCGTATCGAATCGTCTAAGGGGAATTTGCAGTGTTACATTTCCCCGTGTTTGGAGTGTGACCTAAATGCGAGTGCAAGAAGAGTTCTATTCACTGCTGTATCTGCTCGTTTGCCTAATTGTGTCCTTGTGGATAATCCTTACAGACAATCCTGCCTCAAGGGATACGTCTGCGAGTCCCACGGAGCGCACCCTAAAGTACGCAAGCCGTGTATAGTTGATATGGACGGTGTAGACGGTAGGTCTATTGATGTTAATTCTTGGGTTGAAAAGTATAGCTCATGTGACCTAAGATTCTATTGGGAGCCGTGGATGAACTGTAATACCGCTGTTGGAGGTAGGTTTGTTGACCCGCGCAAGCGTGTTTGTCGATTCCCAGCCTAACATTTAAGAGAGGCGTTTATGCCAATACTTTTGTCCATCGTTCGTCACCTTCTCACTCTTGCTGCTGGAGGTCTTTTGACCATTGGCGTTAGCGAATCTGAAGCTCATAGCCTTGTCAGCGCTGCTGAACCTGTTGTTGCTGGCGCTGTATTGTATGGCGCATCCCAGGCTTGGTCGCTCGTCGACAAGAAGAAGAAGCGCTAGTTTATCTGGTACTTCTTTAACTTGAGTCTCTGCTCGCGTCGAAGGCTTCCTTCGGTAAGAGCGTTTGTCTCATTTCTAATGTAGTGGACTAGTCTTGGGAACTTTCCAAGACGCTCCACTGCATCAACGTGATCGTTAAATTTCTTTGTTATCTCCTTACGCATACAGGAAAGCATTCCCTGATGGTTGTCGTATAGAGATTCCATAATGTACTGCATATTGAACGGCTCTGGATTCTCCTCAAAAAGAAACCAACGCAATCGGTTGAGCTCGTACATAGTTTGAATGATCGAAAGGTTGCTTTCTACGCGACCGACCACGTTAAGAAATTTACCGTGTTTAAATCCCACCATGAAAAGCTTTTCAAAGAACCCGCAGTAATCCTTAATTGCGCGGTCTACTACAGCAAGCCATAGGTTTTTTTCAGGAAATTGCGTTTCGTTACAGTCTGGATCCACTAATACCTCTGGTGGTGGTTTATACTTCATAGCTTGTTATGAAGATACTTTTCTAGGGTTTCTATTGCTTCGTCAGCAGACCACGCGACTACGGCGTAATTACCGCACTGGTTAAGATGCCGAAGGTAGTCAGCCTGTTCGGGTGATAACCTATTTGGCTTAATTTTCATCTCGATATAGAGCGCGTGATACTTTTCGTTGGGGACTGGTACGCAGATGTCTGGCACTCCCTTCTTCACTCCCGCTCGCTTCATCATGATCCGTCGCTGGATAGAAGCTTTACGTTCGTTGCCGATATGGAATGCCAGACTATATGCCATGTTCTTTGTGGCAAGGGTCATGTAGTTGCAGTACTCAAAGAACGCAATCTGCTGCTGTTCTTCGGGACCGCTCCTACCTTTTTTAGTTGAGGTCTTTGTCGTCAATCTCGTCATCAACTATCCCTGCTGCAGCGGCAATGTCGCTTATTTCATCGCAAATATCTTTAAGGTACGAAGCTCGAGCATCGGCAGAACCACTAATATATGCCATGCAAAAAACATGAATGAGCAGGTCGTAGAACGGCTTACTCTCATAAGCGGCAAGCATTTTCTTTGCGAGCTTATCTATTTGTTCCAAATCTCTTGCTACTGCATCGTCAATTTTCATACGCTTTCCCCAGTTGTTACTTCTTCATCGCTTTGCGAATCTTGAGACCCTTCTTGTTCAGTGGCATCCTTCTCTCCTTCTGCAAATCTTAAAGCTTCATTATGCAAAAGTTCAGAGAGTAATTGTGTATCAAGAACCCACTGCTCAGGATTCCCTGCATACAATACCGCATTCCCCGCAAGCAGTGATACGGCAGTGTTTTTGAAGGTAAAGAACCGCTCCTTTGCCTCGTTGTCTAATACATATAATTCTTTTGCCATTAGTCTGTTTCCTTTTTAAACGATTCTTTGTGCCAGTCTGAAAACGTCTTTGCTATCGTTGCTGATATAGAAAACGCTCCACTTATAAACGCTTCTATAACCATTTGCTTGCACGATACTCCAACTTCTGAGTCCCCAGCCACGTTATCCCAATACTCTTCTGCGCATTCCCGTACGTTCTTCACTCTTTAAACTCCAATAACCTTATAAGCTGTTGCTTAGTAATTTCTTTCTCGTCCCACAATATAGCACCATCCTCGGGAGTTGTGTGTTCAAATTGCAATAGATGAAATCCTTGGTAGCGCGGGTCTGACTTGCAGCAGTTGTCCACCAGTTCAATCATGTCGAGTTGTGCTTGCCGTAAAGGAGACCCATACCGCTTCTCCTCTATCAGCATCCACTTTTGAGTGTTGTAGTTCCCCCAGATGTAGTCGAGGTTTGTGGTTAGGAAGCCGAGTCTCTGGTCGAGCTCTCTGCGCTCCCTAAGCCACAATCCGAATTCGGTGCTGTGAGAGTCATTCCTTTTACGAGTCATGTTCTCCCCAATAAATAACCCCCCTCGTACAGGCGGGGGTTTATCCTGCTACCAGTTAGGCATCTTATCGTCTGCTGGTGCTGCAGCCTGGTATCCACCGCCGTTAGCCTTCTTGAGCGCGTGCTGAATCCAGTGTAGGTGGTTGTTGAGGTTCATTACTTCCGACAGGAGAACCATTACGAGCGCGTCGCTTTTGGTTTCACCGCCGATATTGGCAGCCTTTACGATCTGCTTAATCGACTCGATGTTATCTACTGCCTTCTGGAGTGCTTTTTCCTTAGCTTCTGATTCCCACTGCTCTTTTGTTTTCTTCTGAAACGCCATAACTATCCTATTTCTTTTACTTTTACGTTTATATTCGGCAAAGCCTTCAAGATTGCTCTCTTAGTCTCTTTATCATTTGAGGCAGCGGAGCCGCTCTCGAGTCTCTGACGAAATTGTGCGCGTATTACCGCGATGTCCGATGGCGAGGCTAGGCCAAGCTCTTTTAGGCCAATAGCGCCGCCTATAGCGCGTCTGGCGGCCTCTGGAAGTCCTGCCGACTCCTCATCTGCGTTGTAGATGCTATTTTGACCCGCTCTCATTACCTGGTCCCACAGGTCCGACCAGGAAACCTTCTCACCCTGGCGGTTATTTAGAATCTGTTGATTAATCTCCCCGACTGACGGAGGAAATTGCCTAGCCTCGGATAATAATTCGGCTACGGCGAGCTCCCCTTCGGCGTAGGTAGCATGATTAAGCACCACGGACCATACCCGTGCGCGTTCTTCTGTCGCTATTACCTTGTTGCCGTACTCAGCCTTCAGGATCATGATTAGTTGTTTGATATGTTCTACATCCATAGTCTTTTTTACATCCATTAAAAAAAAGTTGCTGTTTACCCTCTTGACAAGACCCCCTCTTCCCCCTTAAGAATCCCCCATCACCCCTCTTCTCTCACTCTTCTCATTCAATGCTCTTGTTCCCCTTTAACAAGAAAATTCTTCCCTTAACCTTTACCTTAGAGTTAATTGAGCTAACCCAACGTTGCCGTTCGGCAATGCTCCGTAAACACTTTCCCACAGCCTGTGGATAACCTGTGGATAACTCAGGTAAGTGTTATAAATCATTGATATAGTAATAATTGCCTTCAGATAGAGCGTGAATGCTCTTGTCGAGAACGCTTTTTGAGTGTTACCTTTGTTTTGCATTTCTATGTTTCTCCCCAGATCCATAGTCCCTAAGTAAAGTGCATCCGCGGGGGTAGGGTATCCACAAGATTCCTATTCCCGTTTTTTATTGGCTGAGGTGGGAGGACTCGAACCTCCGACATGACGGTTAACAGCCGTCTGTTCTGCCAACTGAACTACACCTCAACACCTATTATTCTTCTGTCATACCCTCAATTCTATCGCATAACCAGCGAATACCGTCTGCCTGACCCATTTCAAATACTCCGCAATCCTTCGGAAACTCGTTCGCCATGGCGCGACCCATCTTGACGATGAACTTCCTCGCCTCGTTCGCTCCCTCGAGATATATCTTTTCGTAATCCGCAATA